CTTGAAGTTATTATCAGGCTGTGTTCTTGTATACCAAGCCTGTATTCTTTTGTTAGCTATTGCTACATAGGCTGGGTCTAATTCACACCCTGTAAAGCACATATCCGCCTCTACAGCCGCCATTCCTGTGCTTCCGCTACCAGTGAAAGGATCTAATACACTACCACCTTTGGGTGTTACTAACTGTATAAGATATTTCATTAATGCTACAGGTTTTACTGTAGGGTGATTGTTTCCTAAATTACCACCTTTGGTATGTTGATACAATACACCTTTGTCTAACATTCCATCAGAATCTGTTGCTATATGTGATAGTGGATCAGCCTTACCACCTTTTTGTAATTTAGGATCTGTGGGGTGCGTTGTTGTGTTCATATAATTACCACCATTTGTAGCATCTTTTGTTATTATATGATCTAAACTACCTTTTTGTAGTTTCTGATGTTTAGCCGCAAATCTTTCACCATCTTGATAAGCACCTTTAACATCTCCAAATGGTGCTGGAATATTATCTACACTACCCTGGTTGTGGGCTCTAATCTTTTGCATCAATCTATGACTGTTTGTTCCTATGCTTGGATCCCACAATGGATGCTTCATCATATCATCAGGATTATTAAGAGGCTCAACCGGTGGTGCTTCAAAACCACAATGTCTTTCTGCTCTGCTTACTTTTGGACAGTAGAAATACTTTTGATAGTCTGTGATTTCACCCATAACATTACTTGGGAAGCGTCCTACATATGTCTTATCACCTAAAGGTTTATAGTTAAATCCATTGCCATCTTTACCATTGTTTGCTTTACCGGCAAATTGACTTGTTTCTCTTATAGGAACAATATCTTTTATTTCTCTGACTTCATCACCTATTCTTGTAGCATCTATATTAAGAGCACCTGTTCCGTGCTTTAACACATTATCTATAGCACTACCTTTGAACGGTTTACGGGCCATTACAATAGGTTCGTGGCCAGGCTTTAGAGCTGTTTTCCAACCTGCCCATTGTTGTGCTTCTGGTGATGTTGGGATAACTTCATCTTTCTTGGGATCATATTCATTATTATCTGTATCTTCACTAAAGGACATACCTGATTTAGTAAAGGCGTTAGTGCCTTTTTGTGGTTTAGACTTTTCTACACCTTGACGCTTTTGTATTGCTTTACCTATGTCTTGTGCTTTTGGAAAGCCACTAGCATATATCCACATCAATTGATCTCTGATTTCAAAGCCGGTGTTCTCTATGTTGGTTGCTAGATGATGATATGTTCTTGCCGCACTGAAAGCCAATAGATGTCCGCCTGGTTTTAGAACTCTGAAACACTCTTGCCAAGTCTCTATTGCACCTGTGTTTGAGTCCCAATCTTTACCAAGAAACTCTATACCATATGGTGGGTCTGTAACTATGCTGTCGAAATGATTATCAGGATAAGATTTTAGGATGTCCTGATTCATCCCTTGTTTTACTGTAAATTGCATTTTGTTTCCTTTGTAGCCAATTTACCTTATTTGTATAAGGGGGTTATTGTTATTTATTGTTTTTATTTGCTTCGTTTTGTAGTAGCCATACGTGTTCTCTTACCTTTAGCTTTGTAGGCCTTTTGTTGTAGCCTCATACCATTGTTGAAACTGCTACTGCTGAATGTTAAGCTACGACCACCACGACGGGCATATGCGGCACCAGCTCGGTGTCCGCTACAGTCGCCTTTACACGGTGATCCTTTGTAAGTAGCCATTACTTGTCTTCTTTACCTTTTGATATTTTACCACTGCCAACGTATAGGCCAAAAAAGCCGGCCCCTGCTCCTACTATTGTAGCAACGAATCCTGCTTGTGCTGTTGTGGGTTCTGGCATGGCCATAAACCATTGTGTAACCGTATAGAAAGCATATGTATACAAGGCCATCAATAGTCTTGGAATAAATCTCCAGTTGCTCATCAGTTCTGGTATTTCACATTTGACAAAATGCCAAATCATCTTTATAATATTCACCATGTTTATTCTCCACCTTTGCGATACTTTCGCATCTTATCATCTACCCAAGCAACTGCTGATACTCCGCCCCATAAATTGTAGGACCAGTATCCACTTCCACGCTTGGTTTCATCAGGCTCTTTGAGATACATATTATATGAATCTCTTGCTCGTGCCAGGTAACTTTTCATTCTCTTGATAGTATCCTGGCTTAATGCGACATTGTTTGCAATGTCACGAGCACGAGCCAGCCCTACCGGTGTCCCAAACTTACGAGACGGTGGTAGGGTCTTACGGAACTCTAAAGCTCTCCTTGCGTTCTCACGCATCTTTGCATTTGGTCTATAACTCATTAATCTTTTTCAAAAATCAATTGAAAGTCTGCCGCTACTGCCACATCTGATCCACCCAAACGTTTAGCACGGAACTCAATGATTCCACCTGAGGGTATTTGGAAAGGATTTGGTAATTGATATGTAACACCTTGACCATCGCCTACGATAGTTGTTAACACCTGTCTGAACGGTGCCGCATCTGGTGCTTTGTTTAACCAAATACTCACCTGTGCCGCTCCACTCGCACTCATCATGAATGTTGTGATGTATGCTGTGGTGTTGGCTGGTATTGCGTATGAAGCACTTTGTTGTTGTCCTTCAAGAGCCGCGATCTCATATAATTTAGTATCATCTGCGTTGTTCATTACACTGATAACACCTTTGTTTACTGCACCACCTGAGCCTACTTTGTTAACGAATAGATTGTTCACGTGTCTGTAGCTGTTTGTTGTGGTCACTGCCGCTGTTCCATTTAGGTTAACATTTTCTTCTACTTCTGCACCTGATCCATCAATACCTTTGATCTTTACACGTCTTGCGTGTCCTGAACCACTGTTGGTATCATCTGCATCTGATGATTTGATCTTTAATTGTTCTGCACTTGTAAGTATGTTTCTAATACCACCCTGTGTGCATACTGTTTCTAATGTGGCTCCAACTGTTGGGTTGATTCCACTTGTTCCTTCTAAACTTAATTTGTCTACTGTTCCTGCTGAAAGTTCCAATCCACTTGGTAATTGTGTAACTCTCATTCCTGCTGATACTGGCATAGCTATTTCCTTTTCTTTTTACGAGCCTCTTCTAGAATGGCTCTATCTTGTTGTATTAAGGCCGGCACTGGTGTGCTGTAACCTTTGTATGACGGATGTGAATACAACCACTCTTCTTCCGGATATAGTTCGTTGTAGGCATCTGCCATAGATTCTAATTGACCTGCGGTCCAATCCGTGCTATAATAAACACGAGCAGTTAAACCATCTAGGGGCATACGCCCAACTGTGGCCGATACATCTGTATGATCTATCTCACCCGATTTAAAGTAGCCTAGACTCCAAGGACACACTTCAGCTATTGACTGGTAATACTCCAACCAATTAACCTCTTCTTTTTGATTTCTTTTTCTTTTTGTCATCATCTTTTTTCTTCATACCTCTACGGGTAGATGTTGACCGTTTCATTCCACGTCTTGTAGCCATTATAACATATACTCCCCTACCATACCAGCTACGGTGCTGGCCACTAATAATCCTAGCACCCACCATAGGCGGTTGTCTAGCTTATCAATGATTTTGGATTGTTTACACATATCTTTCTCAATATGTTTTAAATGATTGTCACGAATGATCTTAATATCTGTTTTGATTTCTGCTATATCAGCAGTATTCTGTTCAGTTTGCGATTTTGCCATCTTGCGATTCCCTTTTTGTAGATTTCGCCAGCAAAAAACCGCTATCTTCAGTGTTATTTCTTGCTGTCATCTGTGCTTTCTTCCCAAGGTAATATACTGTTTGAGTCCTCTGTAGGTGGAGCATCCTGGAATCCAAGATAGTTTTTACTCAACCAAATTTGCATTACAGCATTGTCTTTTTCTACTGCATTACGATACATAGCTCTTCTTAACTTGATTTTACCTTGAGCTTTTCCCTCTTGTATACAGTCTTTGTGATGTCTATCTAGTGTATCCACACTACATTTCATAACATAAGCTATTTCTGTTCTTGAACATTGTAGCTCACTTAATCTACGTATTTGATCACAATCCAACTGTAGCTTGGGTCTGCCCTTTGTGTTTTTGTCTGACTTTTCTGTCATTGTAACTTCCCCTCGACGCCTGGAATAGGCTAAAATATGAACTGATATACTTTGTATAACAGCCAACAAGCATAATGTAAGAAACCAATGCTTAATATTGCATTAGTTAATACCATACTGTGTCTTGCATACTTCCAGAATAAGTCTTGATTATATTCTCTTGATTCTCTCATCTTGTATACTCCTTTATTTATCGTATGAGTTAAACTATTATTGTATAGTTTAAATACTTGTGAGCGATGGGGGTCGCTCTGGGGGGTTAAAGTTCGCCTTTGCCCCCACTTTTTTTAGCTTGGCTATAATTCTTACGAGCTTTCCTATCCCACCATTCGCCTACTAGAACTCCATCTTTGTGTATGGTATAACCTGCTAATTCATCAGCTATTCTATATATCATAGCTTGTTTTGGTATGTCTAATCTATTGGCCACAACCACTCTTTCTTTGTAACGAGTTTTATCTCTATACAAATAGAAAGTTCCGTTATACATCACGTCCTCTGTTTGACGCTATGTGACGCTTTTTAACTGTTTTACGCAATACGGGTGCGTCCTTTAGTAGTGCTTCTCGCATAGCTATCAGCTTTTGGGTTTCTTCTCTGTGCTTGTTCTGTTTAGCATTAACTATATCATACACACGTTTACAGTTATATCTGGGAACTTCATACTTGCTGTGAAAAGCTCTGTTGTATATGGTGTATACTACCTTTTGTTGATTTTGATCACCACGCATAGCAACAGTTTTTGACGCAAATCTCATCCATTTAAGAATCATCTTCTTACGATCTTTGTATGGGTGACGATTCATTCCTTTCCACCAATTGCGAAAGTTCTGTCTCTTGTATCTTTTCTTTATAGGGTTGTCCATCATTGTTTCTCCTTTGTTCATTTACTAATATAGTATTTATACGGCTGTAATCCTCTGGATTTAGCCACTTAATATGTTTATCGCACAGTTTGCATCGCAGTTCGTATTGATGCGGCTGTGTGTGCGTTATACGCAGTCTTACAGGGTGGTTTA